CGAGCAAAACAATTACCGGTGGTGGGACTTCTGCCTGCACCATACAAAATGTTGTCTATCAAAGAACGAACTCTTACCGATAAACTTGTTGGAGAAATGGCTCTGGTCGCGCCTCTCATTACATTATCTGTTAATATCCTTCCTTGATGCCACCAAACTTTTATTAAAACTTGGTCGATTCTCGGATATGCCGCCCCATTTTCTTCCCATATATTCATTAAAAGATTTTTGAAATCTTCCCCTCTCCAAACTGTTCTGATGTCTGGGTTTAACAGATTGGTTGCACCACCATAATCAGAAACAATATCTGTCATTCCGGTTGTGTTGAAATATGGATTTTCGCTTTCAATCTCGTCATAATAATGTCCGTCAACACTATCGTAATCAGAATGATAAAGATTAAAAGAAATTTTGGCTTGTCCGGCGGCTTGAGAACTCCATTCAATTTTTACTTCAATTCCTTCGATAACCGCATCCCATGGAATACCCAAATCGTTCCAATAAGCATCCATTTGTCCATAATGATAATTGCAGGTAGCATAAACATTATCACTGGCAATAACATTGTTTCCATTGACCCAGTCATTGTCGTCAGCACCGTCTGGTGCTACCCAACCAGTGTTTGGCATAGAATTATAGGTTGACCGTCCAGTTAATTGTGATTTGGTCGTTGATGGCTAAAACAACTTGTGTTGCCAAATTTCCCTCAACGAATAAATTTCCTAAAGTCACCGCATCGAACAAGGCCGCCGCATAAATTGTCACGGAACCTGCGGATGTGTTGGTAAATGTTTTAGTGACAACATAATAAGCCGCCGCATCCAAAGTTGTTGTCGGAGTGTAGGATTGAGTCCCCAATGCTCTTGCTAATCCCGAAGCCGCTGTTTCATTGGCTAATGTTGTATCTCCGTGAGCTGGTGTCAGAGTAGAAGTTCCGAGAGCAATATATTTTGGTGGCAAAGGATTTGAAATCGAATTCTGTGCCACGCCGGTCATTAGAGAAGCGCACAAGTCAGCCCCTTTATCGACCCTTGAATTGAAACTTCTGATAACTTCAATCTTTCCATTGGCTCTTTTTATCGTGGCAACAATCGTATTATAGCCAGACAATCCAATTATAAAACCAATTCTTGCACCAAGCTTGGTATGCAAAAACTTCTTTACCAGCCTTCCCATTGGAGTATATTGATATGGTATTGATGTTTTCATAGGCTTATTTTTGGATTACCGCCTTAACCGTAAATGTTCCGGCTGGTGTACCGGAGTCCGTAATAACCAAAGTCGTCTGTATGTGGGTAATTCCGCCAAGTGTTTCCGGTGACATCCAACAAATGGTTGTACTACTATCGACTTGAGTTATGGAGGCAACTCTCGTCAATGTCTGTGCGTTGCTGTTCGCCGCATTGCTTATCAACATATTGTATGTTTGAAAAGTTGTTCCCCCGTCAAAAGAAACTGTTACAGCAAAAACAGCAGACCTTGTCGTGATTCCTGCTCCAGTGATTTGAAAGCCAACCTTCTTGGCTCCGGCAACATCTGTTACCACCGATGTTTTTGTCATCGGATTTGGAGAAGATAAGCCAACTGCATTGTGCAAGATTGGCATAAATACAACTCCTTTTTCGTAAGTGATGTGATCCATTTTATTTTCCTTTCTTTAAGAATTTTAATTTTGGTTTCGACTTGTCCGGCTTCTTTTACAGAGAGCCGGAGAGAACTGTTGCCGTTATTTTTTTGTTTTCGTGGCTTCCTTATCCGCTTTCGCGCTTGCCTTCTTGGCTTCGTTAACTATTATCTTGTCTGCTTTTTCTGTATCTTTTTGTTCCTTAATCTCTTCTGGTGTTATTTTACTTCTCAACTCTACAATCATTGCTTCCCTATCAATAGGGTTGCATTTTGATAGAGCAATAGCCTCTTCCTCTGTCCAAGAAACCCCGATTGCTTTTGCCCTACCTTGATTTACTAATTTTGGCCAATCAACTGACATAATTTTATTTTTAATTATTTTAATATTCCGACCTTTACTTATGAGCACTCGTTGCCGGACAGAATCCGGCAGACGACTAATCAAAAGTTAGTTATTAGCTACCTGAACCGTTGGAACCAAAGATGTATGCAGGAAATCCACGACCAATTGCATAGTAGAAATCGCACGAATAATCCCAATTTTTGTTGGAATACACTTCGTCCGGCGCATCTAACGATGGTCTTTCTGCAAATAAGCATTGCAAGCTCTCGCCTACATTGCTTGAATCTGCCATAAACCAATATGCAGAGGTATCAGTACCGTCGGTGCGAGTGTCTAAACACGCCCAGACAATCAATGTGGTCACCTTCCCTTTCAACGAGTTTACATCGTTGTTGTTTGTACCCGACATTAAGTCAGAGTTCAGTGTCCTCTCGGCTAAATCCTCTAATGCCACTGGCACTATAAGAGTATCGAGATTGATCGCCCTTTTGATACCATTCGGGTCTTTGTATGTTCTGCCTTTTGCTCTTGCGGTTATAATTGCCGCCCTTGATAAAACAGGATTTGCGGTAATTATGTTAGAGAACGTGCTGGAGTTGATGTTGTTATTGTGAACAGTGCTGAATAAAGCCAACCCATCCGGGCCGACTGCCGACACTGAAACACCATAAACATCAGTATAGTTAGAAGCAGACCAGCCGTTTAGCAAAACATCTGCTAAACTCTGCTCAATCTTATCAAAAGCGTCTGCAACCAAAGTTTTTGGAAGTTGTGAGATTTGATCGTGCAAATCAAACTTCCTCATTTTTTTGGTTACGCTAAAAATTGCGCCATAATAATCTTGAGTCCAAGTTATTGAGTCTCCTTCTACGCTATTTAACCTCGGTAGGTCTTGGCCATCCGCAACACGTTGAATGCCAGCTACACCGTGCAAAATAAGATGGTCGTATGTCAAACGATCTGTGTCAAACACATTAAAAATCTTACTTGACTGCATAGTCGTAACCTTTTTCCTTGCTGCCTCATTAAAAATATTCTGCAAGTCATCGGTTAACGTTGGAAAATCTTTTGCTGTAATCATAGTTATGTGGCGGCTTTTAACCTACAAAATGTTCCTCTAATTTTTTTAGTAACTCCTACTGTGCCAACAATCTCGTCAATCCAGAAAACCTTATAGGTTGTTGTATCCTGTTGAATGGTTGCTTTGGTTGCTAAATCGGCGTAACAGCCCCTATTAGCGGCAACAACTACGCCAGCAGTATCCGCTTCGAATCTGACTCCAACAACTGGTAACACCAAAATTGGTGTTCCCGAGGCTTGAGATGCAGAATCTTGCATAGCGATAGCAAAAACATCTAACGAAGTCGCGGCTGCTACAACCAACAAACCAGAAGACCAAATCAAAGCATCACCCTTGGCGATTGTTTGAGTTGCTCCAACTGGGCACAATAATTCGCGTCCTGAATCGTATTGTATCGGTTTGAACATTTGTATTTTGTTTAATTTTTAATACCAATCCTTCATAGGAACCTTCTTATTATTAAGAATAGATTTCTTTTCCGGAGTTGGTTTTTTCTCCTTTCCCTCGCCTACTCCCTTGTCTGCAGCCAAGTCTGCGGCGACACCGGCATCACCCTCTCCTTTATCGGTTTTAGGTGGTGTTGGATGTTCGGCTTTCCAAACTTTTTTGGCAGTCTGTATATCAGCAAGAATGTCATCAACAGTTTCCTTTCCATGTCGAGGCTGGTAAAACTCCATTACGGAGTCCCAGTTCTCGTCCACTTCAGGATCCTTTTGCGCTTCTTTGATTGCAGACTTCTCAATATTTTTGGAAAAGTCTTTTTTGGTGATAAACTCTTGCGAGTCATCAGCATCATCCTCTTCTGCATCATCGTCAGCCTTGTCCTTTTTGACTTGGGGGACAACTCCCGGTATAGTTCGACCGGCACGGGAGGCCTCTAATTTTTGCTTAATTAAGCCTTCCTTGTCCTTACTATCCCTTTGGAGCCTTTCCAGCTCGGTTTTGGAGATCTCTACCTTTTCGACTTGCGCCGAATCGGCTGGTTTTTTTTCCGGTTGACCATCTCCGGTTGGTTGTTTTTCCTCACCATTTTCTGAGTCT